CCAGTTCTTAATTATGAAGGACTTTACGAAATTAGCAATCTTGGCAACGTGCGCCGCATAGCGCGCGGCAAATTGTTTTCCGCAGATCAAATTGCGGAAGCTAAGCGTCGATTGGCTAATGGGGCCAAATTGAAAGACATTGCGGCGTTTTTGAACACAAGCGTCACCACTGTCATGTCTATTAAGCACGGCAAAACATGGGCGGGGGACGTAAATTATAGGCCCGTAAAAACTGGGCTGCTGAAGCATTATGTTGTCGTTCGGCTGTGCAAAAACGGCGTGTATAGATGCTTGTCTATACATCGTATGCTTTGGGAAGCATTTATTGGCCCTATTCCCGGTCGGCTGGAGATAAACCATAAGAACTTAGACCGAGCCGATAACAGGCTGGAAAATCTTGAGCTTGTTACGCACCAAGAAAATATCCTTCATGCCCATGAGATATACAGTGAAGAACGGCAACATCTTGCTAAAGGACAAAGACGAGGGCCGCGTAGTAAGTATGCTAAAATGCAACATACCTAGTAGTTCCCTGCGTAGATGTTAAAGCGCTGACGTGTGCCGACAATGCTATAAGGCAGCGCCATGATGTCGTCGGGGTTATTGATGCGCTTCAGATTGCGCTTGCTATACATAGCAATCCGCTGCACCTGCGCGGAAGGTTCGACGCCGAACTCCGGCGCGATCTCGCACGCAAGATTATAGCGGAACGCCCGCAGGTAGCCCGGCGGGAATGTCAGCGTCGTAGCCAATTGGGCAGGCTGGGTCAGCTTCTCAACCGAAATGAAATGCCACTCCAATAGCCGCAGGGGTCTTGGGTAGATATACATTTCAATGTCGGGGAACGTATTGTTGACAAAAATAACCTGCGGATAGGTGCTGGTCACGGTCTTGACAGCAATGCCGTTATACTGCTGCTGATTGATGAACTTTATGCCGTAGGAGACGTTGGTCTGCGGGTCTCGAAAATAGGTCGAATCATCCAGCAGAACCGGGCGCTCACCTACGAAATTTCCGGTCGGGCCAAGCGTGCGGAACAGCTCGCCCGACGGCCAGTTAAAAACTTGGTCCTGTGTCGAAAATACCGACAGCCGCTCGGTGTTCCACGAGTCTATCATCTGATTCAGCGCGGTCAGCGCGTCCTGCGAGGTCTCGGCTGAGGGCGTTTCGCCCTCTGCGAGGACGCCCAACAGTCTCAGCGCCCCGTTGATCTGATCGCCCGCTGTCGTCGTCATCTGGATCGAACCTTTCCCAGCCGTTCTCTTCGTCGTAGGCGGCTTCCAAATCCATGGTAGCGACCTTCACCCCGTGCTTGGGGTGCCGCAGGTAAATTACAGCCATTTTACACCTATGGTAAGGGCCGAGCGGCCCGTAGGCCGCTCGTAAGATTGATTTAGGTGAGAACGGGGAATTCCCATTTGCCGCCCACCGAAGTGAACAGCTTACCTGCGCCCGTGGCGTTGGTCGTCGTGGCCAGCGAGCCCGCCGGAGCGGTCGTGGTCGTCGACCCCGCCGTGATGGCCGTGGTCAGGAAGTAGAGTCCGGCCGTCGCATTCGCGATAACCGGGCCGCTCGTCGCCGTGGACGTGAACGTGCCGGAGGCCGTCGCCGTCGTTAGTGTCGAGCCAGAGATGGTAGCGCCCGTGATCGTCGTGCCGGAGACAAGCTCCGGATCCGAGAACGCGACGCCTACCGCTTTGGTATTAGGCATAGAGCCCTCCTTAGCCGATACGATAGATCGTGTAGGCGGACGTGCCCGTGCGACGGAAACGGAAAATCGCCGAAGACGCATTTGCCGCAGCAGCGCCGTCCACAACAACCGCGTTACCAACGATGGTGTTGCCAGCGCCCGCGCCAAACGTCACGTCATTCTGGGCCGCGTCACCAAGGTTGATGACAACGACATCGAACGCCGAGTTCGTCTTGATGCTCGGGAACGCCGCGTCGATCAGCGCGCCCGTCGGGAACGTGTAAGTGCCCGCGTCCGTGCCGCCAGAGTCAACGGTGATGATGCCGTTGGCGAGATTGCCAACAGTGACCGTGACCGTCGCGCCCGTCAGCGCGCTCGGGGCGGGCTGCGGAGTCATAAGCGGCTCGGTCAGCGCGCCAGCGCCGAGCTGATAGCCGCCAACAGCGTTCGGGATAAGCGGCGTCGGGCCGAGGGTGTCGAGCGGATAAGCAGCGCTCTGCGTAACGGGATCATAAGCAGCCATGGTTCAATGCTCCTGAATTAGAGAAAAAGACGGGGCCGAAGCCCCATCTGATTAGCCCCAAAGGCGAACCGCCATCTGCGGACGAATGACGCTGTAGCCATACAGAACGTCAATACGGCAGGGCAGTCGGTCGTTGTTGATGTCATACTGACGGACAACGCGGAGCGAGATACCATTGTGGACCTGACGCGAGGCCATGTCGACACCGTTCGGCATAAGCAGATCGGCCGTCGCGAACGCAATCGCGTCACGATGGTAGATCAGGTTCTGCGGATACTGGGTCGACGGCGAGCCGAGGAAGGTGACGGTCTTGCCAGACTGCGGCAGAGCGTCGACCGTCGCAAGAGCCTGCGAAGCCGAATACATCGCATTGACCTTGATCGTCGCCGTGGTAGACGCCGTAACGTCCTCAAGGCAGACGAACTGGAACAGCGAGCCGGTGGACTCGCGGGTCTGCGGGTTGACGGCGAAGCAGTCAGCAACCGTGAACACGTCGCCGGCCTTGACGACCGTCGAGCCGAGGCCCGTAACAACGATGCTGGTCGCGCCTTCCGACGTAACCGACGCGTTGACCGTCAGCGTGCCCGTGCGCGAGCCCGTCGTGAACTGCTTGATCGACTGCGACATATTCAGCTCGTCATAGCCGAGAATGCCTTCGCCGAACATGCCGTTCTTGAACTGCTTCGAAATCGCCGAGACCGGGTTGAAGAGGCCCTTCATGCCTTCGATCAGCGCGGCGTTCGCAGCCGGGTTGACCGTCGCATAGCGGGGCGACATGACCGCAGCGTTCTCGTTGAGCTTCTGCTGAGCCTGAAGCAGAACGAGCGACGTGGCGGGCGTCGTGCCCGGCGTGCCGACCGAGTTGCCGATGTATTTGAAGGCGTTCGCAACGTCGGCGTCGATGGACGACGCGAGCTGCGAAATACGAGGCTTCAGAACACGCTCAGCAAAATCGTCGAGCTGCATGGTGAGTTCGGCGGTCGTGAAGTTGACGCCGATGTGCTTCTGGCTGGAAACAGCGAGCGTGGTGTACTGCTCGTTGTCGTCCTGCACCTGAAGCGCCGCGCCGTCCGTGACCAGCGCGCGGTCGGGCAGACGGATGCGGAGGGTCGAGCCGATCTTCGCGCCTTCAACGGCGAAAGAGTCGTCATACTGACGGTTGACCGTGCGGGTCAGGACAAGATTATTCTCAAGGATTTCCAAAGCCTTGCGAGTAATCATGTCAATGGTAAGAAGCGAATTAGACATTCCTTATCTCCGGTTCTGCGCTTCCCACTTCTTGATCTGCCGCTGACGTTCCGCTTCAATCCATTCCGACGTTGACATTTCCTTTATGGACCGGGGGTCCGTCGTGTCTCGTCTCGGGCCAGAGTTCGACCGGGTTGCCGTGACAGGCGCAAGAGGCGCTGGCGCGGTTGATGTCCTCTTGACCGGCGGATTGTCGACCAGTTTGGCCTCAATCTTACCGATCTCTTTTGCCTGCAAGACGGGCGGCAGACGGAATATACGGCTGGCTTCTTTCGGGTTGGATCCGAGGAAATAGATAACCTCGGGGCCAATATCAGAAGCCTGAATAGCCTGAGCCATAACGTCCGAGACGGGTAGGTTGGGGTTATACGCGACTTGCTCGAAGTCCTCGTATTTATCCCTTACTTCCTCTTCACGGTCGCGATAGGACTCAATGATCTCGGCCTGTTGCCTTGCGGCCTCACGCTGAGCCAACAACTCCCGAGCTTTTTGCTCCGCCAGCGCTTCCGCGTATTGGTGAGCTGACTCGAAATCGTTGGGGTCCGCAGGAGGTGCGACAGGTTGTCTGACCTGTTGCTCCGCAAGCCGCTGGGCCTGCTCACGTTCCCATTTCCGCTGTTCTCTTGCAAGGCGCTTGCTTACAATGGCGTCCAGCTCTTCCTGAGTGAACGATTTTGTAGGCTGCTGTTCCTCCGGCGATTCTACAGCGGTCTCCGGTGCTGCCGTGGCTTCCGGTTCCGGCGCGGGGCTGATCTCCGCTACAGCCTGTTCATCTTCTGTCATTTACCTAGCTTTCCGGCCAGTCGGTTTACAAATATTACGCCTCTTCAGCGGGTGCGTCAACAAGACCCTTTGCAAGGTCTTGAATCTTAACCGCTAGAGGAAGCGCTTCGTTAGCCACGGCAAGGCCGCCAGCTTTTGTAGCAATATCGAGCATCTGTAAGAGCTTCTGAAGCTCGTCAATGTTAAACATAACCTTCTCCAAGGTTGTCGGCCCGGTGGAGAATGACGCGGGCCGAGCCGACGACCTCCCGCGTCAAGGGGGTTATTCAGCCCACGGCAGCGGCAAAACCACGACCGGCGGGTTGATCTGATCTTCAATCTGCTTGTCAAGCGCAGCCACCTGCGCGGCAAGCACCTCTTCGCCCATTGCATCTTCGAGCCACCCGATAACCTGTGCTTCCGTCAGGTCTTCATACGGCGTGAATGGCGCTTCAGGGTCCAGGGTGACGGACTGTGAGCCGTAGATGTCGGCGCTGTAGGTTCCGTCAGTCGCTTGGCGTCTCCAGTGGACGGTGAACACAACGTCCGTGTGGTCGTCCTGTTGTGGGTAGCAGTCAAGCTGGGAGATTACCCATGTATATGTGTTTGGCATGTGTTTCACCTGTTAGAAGCACCGAATAATGGTGGCCGAAAACAAATATGTGGCTACCGTCGTAAGGCCGTTATAGAGGCGGTAGTTTCCGCCAGAAAAGCCAATGGACATCTGTGTCGCACTGGGCGTTGTTCCGGTTGTCCACGCGCCGCCGGTTTGGTTTATTAAAACGGCAGCGCCATTTCCAAGAAGGAAGAGCGCTGTATTTCCTGTTTGGTTTCTCTCAGCTACGAGAACCAAATAGTAGCCGGTGCCAGTAATAAGAAGCGCATTGCTGCTCTCACTTAAAGATATAGGAGTTGCATTTGATGTATCGAAGTGCGCGCCAGAGCCAACTGCTAGGTCATCAAGAATACTGTCAGCAACGCGGAGCTTCTTCGTGCCGCTTGGACTGCTAGTCGTCCCAACTAGCAGGTTCCCGCTGCTGTCGATGCGGGCGCGTTCTGTGTTGTTCGTAAAGAACATCATAGGAGACGCATCTACCGTCCCTATGGCCGCCAAAGCAGCAGCACCAAAAGCTGAATTTATCCTAAATTCTGATGTGGTTCCCGTGCCACGCACTCTGATCTGAGGAACACCTGAAAAAATGTCTAAGGCAACGCTAGGTGCGCCACCAATGCCAAGATAGTTGCCATCGAACTGTAAATTCGCGCTATTCCCAAACGCACCTGCCCCAGCGCCATACGGAATATATCCAGCAGTAAGCGAAGTGAGCCCGGTGCCGCCGGACGCAACACCGAGCGGCGTGGTCGTAAGCGTCAGACCCGCCGCCGACATAGTGCGGCCCGCTGTAAGATCCGAGATAGCGACTTTCTTGGTCGTGCTGGACTGCACGATAGGCAGAACTTCCGTTCCTGCGACAGGCGTCGTAGCAGCGGGAAGAGCGGAGATTTTTACGTCAGCCATTCGAGTAGTCCTTAAAGAAGAATGAACCCGCCGTCCTCCTGGACGAGATTAGCGCCGGATTCAGTCGCCAGATTATTGAGCGCTTCGTCGCGGCCATACCCGGAGAATAGGGTGGCAATACCGCCTAACCCTATAGCGAGTGAATTTCTAAGCGCGACGCCCCAGCTCATCGTATGTTAATCGGCTTGCAGTAGATGTCGCCGCCTGTGCCGACCTGAATAGCGCTGACACGCCACGGCGCGCCTGTCCCTGAAGGCACCGTAAACGGGATCGGCGTATACGCCGGGATAGGCGTAGAAGCCGTCGTAGCCGTGACGCCCTCGCCGACAATAACATAGCATTCCGTCGTCGACCAGATAACGACGCCCTGCGGACCTGCTGGCCACGTCGCGGTAGAGCCGGCTGTGCCGGTATAGCTGACCGTTCGGGCCGGAAAGTTGCCGTCAGCAAGCGGATTCAGAAGTTCCATGTCAGCCTCACGCCAAGAATTTCAATTTATACAGCGTTTTCAGATACAAGCCAACTATCTCGTCGACAATGTTCTGAATAGCCGTGTCGTCGCCGAACTCTTCGCGGCCTTTTTCGATCTTTTTCAGCGAATCTTCAAGAAATTCAACGACATTTCCTGTTTTTTCAGCCGAATGCAGCGTAATTGGCCCGATCAGCCCGTGCCGACCCTGATAGGTTTCCACCAAATCATCCGTCAGGTCGATGACCCTGCTATAAAAGCCGCCCAGAGCCTTATGTTTGGCATATGACCGCGTGTTGAGATGCACAGAATGGGTCACATCCCGCGCCAAGAACAGTTGGCCTACAAAATCAGCGCAGCTCATTGCTCAAACCCCGGTAAAACCTGCTGTTGCGGCATGGCCGGCACGATGTCGCCCATGTCCAGAGCCGCAGCGATGGTGCCTTGCACAATATCTTGGATCTGCTCGGGCGTCATGGCCGGCTGCGTGACCTGAATCCGCTTCGTCTCGGCTTCGTAAGCCTTGATTTGGCTGTTCTGCTGGTCAATCTGGAGCTTTTGCATGTCATAGGACTGCTGGAGCTGCGTCACAAGGCCCGTGATCTGCTCCATCTGGTTGGCCATGTCGTTCATCTGAGCGCGCATCATCTGCGCTTCAGGCGACTCGTCAGAGCCTTCCAGCACCTTCGGATCGAGGATCTTGGCGAAGCGCGCCGCCATCTCCTGCGCCCCCGGCCAATCCATGTTTTTGATGAACAGATCGCCTGCGACCGTCCAGAGCTGCGGGTTGGACTGGAGGATGGTCGCCATCGCGTCCATGGACTCCTGCCGCTTGGTCATGTAGCTCGGGCCGGTCGTAACCATCACGTCATACAGACCGACGTTCGGGTTGTAGATCTTGTCGATGGTCTCGCCCGTGATCGGATCCTTGATAATCCGCACCGGCTCCGGCTGCATCGGGTTGATCTTGACCATCCCAACTTCGCCGTCGATACCCACGATCCGCGCGACGCGCTGTGTGTCGTAGATTTTCGGGATAAGGTCGACCATCTGCCGCGTGATGTAGCGCACCGCGCGGCTCATATTATCTACGTAATGGAAGGTTGACGTGTCGCCCTGCCGCTCGCGTGCCAATATAGCACGACCCGTTCTTTCGTTACTGGTCGCACCAATTGAACTGTCGTATTGACCCGTTGTCGACTTAATGTCTTCGCCAGCACCCATTTTCGCCTGTATGAGGCCGGTTTGCGCCAGAGGCGGCTGAGCGCGCTCGGGCAACGGCAGAGGGCTTCCAGCTCCGTCAGTAACATCCGGGTTGACCTCCAGATACGGCCAGTTGTTCGTATTGGCCGTCTTCCACTGCATTTCATAGCCTTCAAACTGGCCGCCGTAGCCAATGAAGGGCGCTTTCGGGGCCAGCGCGAGCATCTCTGCTTCCTGACTGACCCAGTAGTTATACATGCGCTGCGCATCTTTCGCGTTGCGCACCAGACCAGAGATGTAGAGCTGGCCGTCGACCTCGAACTCGTTGCCGATAACGCGGACGACCGGGATCCACTTGCCCGCCCAGTCCCGCTCTTCGAGGATCTCGTAGCCGTTAGTCTTGACCCACTTCACCTGCCGGCGGTCGCTCTGCCGGCTGCGCAGCGGCTTGCCATAGGCCGACTTCAGCCGCTTGTCCTCCGGCGTGCCGTCGAACGCCGTGATATTGTCCGGGTAAAGGTTCAGCGTCGCCTTTTTATGCTCGACGTAGAAATACTCCGCGATGCGGATGGTCTCCTGCGACAGCCACATGCTCAGCGACTGGTCGCCGACGCCCTGCGCCATCATCGTCGAGATCGGCGTTGCGTCGGGATATAGCCGCTCATACTCCGACTTGGCGATGTCTTCCGTGATGAAACACCATTCCGCGTCCGAACCGCACGGATCCTGAATCATCGGGTCCATGTAGACGCTGAAACTGTTCCTGACCCGGACGATCTTGATGTCCTGATCGAAGGAATCCTCGCGGCAATATTCCGTTATCAGGCGGATATAGCCCTCGCCATATGTGACCTGATTGTCGCAGGCCGTGTCATAGGCCACGTCCGCGTCGGACAGATACTCGATGTGCTTGATGATGCCGTCGAACACCTCGGCCACCGCCGGGTCCGCGTTCTCGTCGGCCGGTATGACCTTGCCCTGCGGCCGGTTCTGCCGCTGCTCGTTGGTCACGAGCCGAACGTGCTGCGGCAGCTTGTTGATCGTCAGGCACGGCCGCGCGTTGATCGTCTGCCCCTGCACCGCGCCTCGGGTAGCTAATACATCAGCCGGCCACTGCCACTGGTTGTCCGGCGAGCCCGCCATAAACCGCAGATCGTCCAGCTCGTCCTCGCGGGTGTCGCTGTAGGCGGACATCGCTACCGTAAAGCGATGCCGCAGCGTCGACAGGCGCTCGTCGCCCTCGTCGGCGCTGGCTACCTTGCCGGCGTCCCTGACATCACTTGCAGCCACTAGACTTGCCTTTCATAGCCGGCTTCTTGGCCGCCGCGCGCTTGGTCGAGTAGGCAATCGCAACTGCCTGTTTCTGCGGCTTTCCAGCCTTCATCTCAGCCTTTACGTTCTTACGGAAGGCTTCTTTGCTGGTGCTTTTGACTAGAGGCATGTTATGTCACCGTATGTAAGATTGCAAAGTTAAGGCGGATTGATTCAGAATAGGCGTTGTTCGTTACGTTCTTAATCTCAATGTAAAAAAACCCATCGTCAATAGATGTTATAAATACGTTATAGGCCCCGTTTGTGCCGCCCGTTGCAGGGCTGACAATTACCACATCTTTAGAAGATACAACGTTATTGTTTACTTTAAACAGCGCGTTAGCACTAGGCGCAAGTTGTGAATTAGCCGTAATGATTTGGCCTGACGATGCGTTGACCGTCACCGCTGTTGTCTTGTTGTTCTGCTGCGTCACATTTCCATATGCGCCGGCCGCATATCCAATCGCGCCTGTTGACAGGATATTAGTGGCCGATACAGTCGTTGCGCCAATAATATCTTGATCTTCATAAGCGACGCCGATTGGCTTAGTATTCGCCATTACTTTTTCCTCGTCTTGGCTGACTGCTTGAACGCCTTGGCCGTTGGCGCACCCTCAGCGCCCGGTTTGCGCATCTTCTCGCCCGAGCCGGCCTTGATGCGCGCCCGTTTGGCGTGGATGTTGGCGTAGAGCCCCGGTTTACTTGCCACAGTTCCATCTCCGCATTGACGCCTTGGCCCGCTCTGCGTTCTTCGACTTGGCGACAACGCCGCCCATCCGCGCGCAGAAGCTCGCCTTCCGGCCTTTGTCAGCCTCGGTCTTGGGGTTGGGCGCTGGAGCCTTCAGCTTGCTCCCCGTCGCCGCGTTATACTTGGCCCGACCCTTGGCGGTCAGGCCAGCGCCCGCCTTGGTGGACAGCTTCTCACCACGGCCAACAGACAGAGAAACAGATTTTTTAACCATTAGCGCCCCCGACGGGGCATAGTGGGCGGCGATTGCGGTGTAGTCGTACGAGCGCCTTCGTAAGTATCGCTCGGCGTTACAGGAGCCTGCGCGCGGGTAAAGCTATATATATCCTCCGGCGCTTGCATACCAAATACGTCGCCCATAGCCTGTCGTAAAACGCGCAGCCTGTATTGATTAATTACATCGTCAGGATTTTTTCTTAGCTCGTTTTGTATATTATTCATTTCTCGCATCATAGCTTGCGGATCAGACATAAACTGTTCCATATACGGCGCGTTGCGCGTATAGGCCCGCACAGCGGCCGGATTAGCCTGCGGCGTGACATCGGGATTCGGAACATATAGACCGTATTCGCGTGGCGATCGCCCCATAAACCCTTGATCCAGAGGCCCTAAAAAAAGGTTTCTGTCTCCAACACCTACGGCGGCGTCGTCATCTCGCACGATCTTACCGGTCATTGTTGTTCGGGGCTGTGCGTAAGATCTTGTTTTGGGGGTTTCGCCGGCCATTAGCTTGCCATCCATCCAGATGAAATCGCCCCACCATAACTGAGCCGGCGTCTGTTGTCCATCGGCCGCGCCTCGCGGTGCGCCACCGGATAGGCGAATGT